CAGTGTACACGGACTGTTGGGACAGTTCTCGCCCGCTCTGGGTTTAAGCCGTGAGGAAATTGAAGCCTACGGATTACCCTTCAACGAAGACGCCTTCACCCGTCCGTTTATTGCCGATTGGGTGCTTGCACGTATGTTTGGCGAACATGCCGACGAGGTAAAGGCTACCTATTTGCAGCACGACCACGACGACATCTGGCAGATGCGACCCGAATACGATACCCAACGCAAGGTAGAAGCGGCATTCGAAGGGCGTGAAGACGACAAAAATCTATGGATACGCGACGCACTGTATGCACTTATCAGCGATGTACTTTTTGTGCGCGACCGTAAAGACCCTCTTCGCTTTCATCCCCGCATCTCTGTACAGCATTCATTTGTGTACGAAGCCTTATGGGATAAAGATAAAGTAGCCTTCAACAATCTTTACAACGACTATTACTATCGGCGCAACAACCAATTTTGGTACAACGAGGCAATGAAGAAGTTGCCCATGCTTACAGAAGCCACCCGAATGTTGGTATGCGCAGAAGATTTAGGTATGGTACCCGCCTGCGTAGACTGGGTGATGAACCAGCTACGTATACTTTCGCTCGAGGTGCAGTCGATGCCGAAAGACGCCAACGTGCGTTTTGGCAACCTCAATACCTACCCCTATCGCTCGGTATGCACCTTCAGCAGTCATGATATGCCGACGTTACGTCAGTGGTGGGACGAAGACCCCTCGCGAACGCAAGTTTACTACAACACCATGCTCTATAAACAGGGCGATGCACCCCATCCGCTACCCGGATGGCTTGCTCGCGACATCATACTTCAGCAGTTGCGCTCGCCGTCGATGCTTTGTATTTTGAGCATTCAAGATTGGTTATCGACCGACGAATCCCTTCGGCTACCCGATGCAGACGCCGAACGCATCAATATACCTGCCAACCCCAGGCATTATTGGCGATATCGTATGCATATCACCATCGAAGAGCTGATGAATAATGTACCTTTCTGCACAGCCGTAACCGATTTGGTACAACAGAGTGGGCGCTGACTTTAACCGATAATAGATTAAATGTTGGTATTGTGCGAGTTATTTTGAAACGGCAAAAATAGTTACTTTGAAACGGCAAAAAAATAGACGTGTTTTTATTGTTACTTGAAGATAATATAAATGCTCTTCAAATATTATTTAAACGATGATAGAATAACATTCAAAGTCCATACTCGGATACGATAAAGAATAACACAATAGAGGGCGACCTTTCCATAAGGCCGCCCTCTTCCTATTTTCAATAACCAAACGAAATTGAAAATATCAGTCTTTTGCCGAGACAATCGCACCAATTCCACGATTGCGTATAGGCATTGCCACAAAACGTTTGTCAAAGCCTACGATTGTACCGCGCTGTTCGGGGTCGTCGTATCTCGAATAAAGGTAAATTTCACCGTCTGCTTTCATCACCTCGTCCGAGCAATACGAGAACGAGCAAAACGTATCTGTTGCAGCTTTTTCTGCCCCAAAAGCCACCTTTTCAAGCGTTGTGGCATTGTAGGTCGGCGTAATACTTGTTTGGAGCATATTGAAGCCGGCAAAACGTTTAGGTGCTCCCTCTACGAGGTCTACAATGTCTTTAAACGCCTTTGTATCAAACAGTATAAGGTCTGAAACATGCTTAGGGTTTAACACGAGATACCGCATTTCCAAGGGTACATCCATCATATCGTACTCCTCCTTTAATGCTAAGATGTCCGCTACAGTAAGCCGTTTACGTCCATCCTTTGCTTTCTCTCCTGTTGTTGTTATCACGGGTGTATATGTCCCGTTCTTCAATGGTGCAAAGGCGTGTGCAGCTTTCTTTGCTGTTGATGCTCTAAGGGTGCTGCGATGTCCCATAAGCACGCTTTCGAGTTGGTCATAACTGTACTCAATAACTTCAGGACGACGCACAAGCGTATTTTCTGTTTCGAATTTATCCAGCTCGATACGTTGGTTTTTGTCCACACGCTGCTTTACCGCAATGGGGTAAGTGTTGTTGTTTATCAACACATCGGGATCTACTCCTGCTTCTGCAATGTTGATAGCGTCAAATTCCACCAATGCGCTAAAATCTCTTACGAAGTTTAAAAACGAACTGTTAGGGTAAAAATTTTGCTTAATTTGATTTACCCAAATTTCTTTTTGTAATGCCATTTTTATAATTTATTTTTAGGGTTAATGTTTACCGGATAATTTTAATGCTAAATCAGGATTGCGTTGCAATGCCAAAGGATCGTATCTTCTGTAGTCTTCCAGTGTCCAGCTTGCTCGCATGTCACCTTCCCATACTTCTGTTATCGGTCGTTGAAAAGCTCCGAAAACTTTTTGGAAAAGGCGAGGCTGCGAAAGGGCAAACTCGCGTAACAATTCTTTATCTTTAGGGAGATTAAAGTAACGCCACAACCCACGGGTATTGGTAAGGTTCTCAAGCGCCTTTTGCGCTTCGTCGAGCATCTCCGTCCTCTTAGCATCCATAAGGCGTTTAAACTCAATAGGATTACCCTTTGAGGCGTTTTGAAGCATCATCTTTTCAGACGGCTTTAAATCTCCCAAAACTTCCAGTTCTTTAATTTTATTCTCAAATGTGGAATTTGTACGCTGGTAGGCATCCCATCTTTCTGCTTTTTCTTTGAGTTCTGCAAAGTCTGCGAAGAAACCCTGCTTGCTGGATTGAATGCCGCCTAAACGGTTGTTGAAGTATTGGTAAACATCTTCTCCAGCCTTTGGGGCTTCTGTTGTATCCGTTTCGTAAATTCCATTAATCAGCTTCATTTGTAAGGCTTCCTGTGCCGTAAGCCAATGGTCTGTACCGTCAAAGAAACGTTGTTCCACTTCTTCGGGGGTAATGTTAAGACGTGCAGAAACCATATTCGATAAGTCTCCGTGCAACTGATTTATGAGTTGTATTGTCTGTTCAAGCTGCTTGGCATCACCATATCCACCGGCTTTTACGCTGTGAAGCATTAGCTTTGCATAAGGTGCCATGTACAAGGGCTTGCCACATAAAGCTACGATAGCAGCAATACTTGCCGCTACACCATCAATGTAAACGGTAATGTCTGCCTTTGATGTTTTAAGGGCATTGAAGATTGCCATACCGCTAAAGACGTCACCTCCGCAACTGTTTATCCGTACATCGATTTTAGGGTAACGCGCAGCAAGTGTTATAAGTTCTTCTACTACCGCTTTACTGTCTACCTGTTGCCCTTCTCCGATGTCACCGTACAACAAAATGCTTACGCTGTTTTCTTTACCGTTAAGGGTGTTAAAAAAATGCTGTGTCATTGTTCTTGTTTTGTTTTAACGTTTAAAATTATATTGTTTATCTGTTCTCTTATTGAGGCGCAAAGCTCAAAGTCTTCTGCATGTATAGCTTCATTTAAGTCACTTTCAAGCTTTGCTATGAGTAGCACACGATTTTGCCGCTTCTGTACTTTAGTTGCTATTGCAGAAAATTGTTTTAGCGTTCTTTTTAATTCGTTTAAATTCTGTTCTTTGATGCCTTTTTTCACTGCTCCGCGCTCCATGCAAAACGCATCAACTTTTGCAAAGTTCATTTTCCAGTCCTCTTGCGTATGCCCGTAAATAATGCCAGCATCAAAGCAGAGGGCATATATTTTGCGTCTAAGGCGATATTCGAGGGTTTCACCTTGAGTAACAGGGAAACCCTTTTTGCGCATAATGTCGCAAAGTTTTTGCAGCTCTTCACAATTAAGTTCCGACACATGGACGGTACGACCGGCTGTAAAGGTAAAAACGATGTTATCTTTAAAAGCCTGTAGCCCACTATTGGTAAGCATCGCATAAAAAAGTCTAATTAGCGATACTTTCTTTTCCTTTGTATTTTGCATAGCCTCTTAATACTTGGTTTGTATCCGGTAGAAGTTCACGCAAAAACATCAACGCATTGTTGACGTGTTCTTGGTTGAGGTAAAAGAAATCGTCTTTTTGTCCTACAATAATACCGGCCAGACATTCTGCCAGCTTACTTACATAGAAATCGGGGCAATCGTCCTTAATCTCTATCTTTACTTTATTACCATTGTAAGTCACCATTACTATTTAATTTTTTTGTTTCTTATATATCGTGTCGAGTTCTTTGGTTGTAGGCATGAGTTCCTGCATGAAGTTTGTTAATACCTGAACGTTCTCATGCGTGAAATTTTGGCTATCGTACCCATGTATTAACTCACATAGCGAGTTGTGAAGTTCCCTAATGTAGTCGCCTGGGAACGGCTCCTCAATTTCAATGACTACTTTTTCTCTTTCAATCTGTACCATAATCAGAAACCTCCATTTAATACATTGTCCAATAATATTTTATTCTCTAAGTCTGCAAAGCGCCTAAACCCTGCAAACGTCTGTATATCAGTATCCTTGTCATATCCCTTGTCCTCGATGATAGCTTCAATCTCGGCACGGTTCAACCCGTCCAGTTCCTGCCATAGGTTTATACGGCGCAAGAACTCGGCAAAACCTACTTGTTGGCGTTTGGCATACTTCTCCAAATTACTCCTAAAGTAAGGCATACCTGCCATAACAATGCCGCAATTATGTTTTGTGGCTTCTCGTATGTCATGAAGTAGCAGCATAACATTTGGCGTAATTTTTCCCGCCTCGTCAATCAATACCAACGCATCGGTTTTTGTGTTGAGGAAATCAACTATTTTTGCCACCTTATCTCCCAATGCCCCGTAACATTCTTGTCCTAATTCCTTAAGAAAGGCATCGAGGAAAAATCTTTGATGCATTGACTTGGTAAGTGTTATTTTATAGACGTTTCGGCTTCTTGAGAAATGCGTAAGCGCGGTTGTTTTTCCCGTTCCCGTATCTCCGGTTATACCTATCATGAAATGATACTGTTTTGCCACATCACAAGCCTTTTGTACGGCATTAAAATCACGCGTTTTGTAAATGGCTTGCCCGTCTGCATCGTTAAGCATAGCGAAAAGCCGGTTTGCCATTGTGTCGCTGATTAAATCAAAATGTCCGTTTTCAATACTCGAGAGTGTTGCTCCCGAAACACCTGCACGACGGGAAAAGTCTGCTTTTGATATACCCTTTTCCTTACAATAGTCGTTGATTAGGTCTTTTAATAATTTCTTATCTTTCATCTTCATTTATGTTTGGTTATTAACTGGTTATCTTCTCAAGTCCCGTAAATTCTTTGGTAAAGGGCTTGCGTTCCCGCTCTTTTTGTTTCGGGTCTTTTCGGGTTAAGTCGATAGGTACGATTTCGCTTTGCGCCTTTATGCATGTTAGTGCACCGACATCAACGCCTAAACGGTCTGCCTCGAGTTGCGCCTTACCGTTTTGGCGCATCATTTCAAGTACAGTCTTCGGGGTTGTCCTTGCATTCATTGCTTCGGCGGCATACGGGTCTATGGCATACGCTGCACGCTTAATCTGTTCGGCTTGTTCCCTATGTATCTTTTTAATGCCCTCAATACGCCCCTTTTGGCGATTGAGAATATCAATGTCTTTCTGGGTCTGATTGGCTTTGGCACCATGTGCATACTCCTTTTGTGATACGGTGCAAATAAACTCATCGGTTTTAAGATTGTACACATAAAGCATACTGTAATCAGAATAACGGACGGCAACTTTTTGATTATTCAAAACAGAATAGTTCTTTGCATTCAACTGGTATTCATAAGTTTTACCACCCCGTGCGATGTCTATTTGTCCACGTCTTACGGTTGTTTCCGTTCGTCGTATGAATAGCTGTATCTTGTCGGCTTCACCTTGCGGTAAGGCGTTCTGTTCTGCTGCATCATAAAGCACTGTAGGGGCTTGATGTCCGTTTACGCCTGTATTATTGTATTCCTCCACAAGTACCGCTGCAAGACTTTTCAGCTCGTCCATACTGTAGAACTTACCGGCATGGGTGTATTTGTCGAGTTCCTCCTGCGTGGTACGCGCATTTTTGCGACGGCTCCGAATGCCCTCTCCCACATACCCCCGCTTATCCTTGCAAAAGCACGTTCCAAAGGTGTTAAAACTGCGTTCAATCAGTGATTTATAACGCGGGTTACTCGTTACCGTCCATGTGCAACCTTTTGAAGCGATCAGCTCTTTAAAATTGTCTGCTTCTTTGGTTTGGTTGAAGCTGTGGTTATCGCTTACTATTTCACAGGGTAAAACTCCCGTATTTTGTACGGCATTCTCCAGTCCTCGCAAAATGGTTTCGGTATTTTCAGTTTCAGCAACCCAATAGCCTACGATTTTACGACTGTATGCATCTAATACGGTAAACAAAGTGAGTGTACGCCAGCCGTCCATATAGAAAGGAAGCCGCCACCCATCAATCTGCCATTGCTCGTTACGCTTTTCTGCGGGTATAATGCCGGCATAAGGCAATTGCTGGTAATTAAACTCATCAGCCCCGTACCGTTCCTTGTAAACAATAGGTATTAAGGTGTAATAGTTCTTCTTTACCCATGACAAAGACGGCTTCTCGTAGCCGTATTGATCACAGCACTCGCATATTACCTTGTGCATATAGGGTGTACCGTATTTCTTGCCGCTTCTCATCAAGTCGAAAAGCCAGTTTTTGCACATCGGGCTTATCTTTCTGTTATTTCCGCCCCGACGGTCAACGACAATATTAAAAATATCACCGGTTTGCGCCTCTCTCATATAGCGCGCAAAGCGGTGATAGCTGTATTTGTTCGGGTAAATCGCATTAAATGCTTCATGAAGCGGGGATAACACGTTCGAGTACACGTTAACCATACCCGCATTATAGATACTTGCCGCTTCGGCAAGCACGGCGTGCAGAGAGGCATAACCGGCGGCTTTTTCCGGTGATATGTCACCCGCATAACGCGGCATATACAACGCTGTATTACGCGTACCCGCAAGCAACAGGCGGTGTTTGTAACCGTCTGAAGCCTGCGGAATGGAAAAGCCGCCGTTGGTTATACCTTGCTGCAACTGCATTCTTTATAAGTGATTGGCGCCGTTATTAATCTATTTTATCAAGAAAATCAATGAGTTCCTTGTATTTTTCCTGTTCCTTTATGCATTTGGCGAAAGACTTCATCACAGCCTTTTCTATGGCAAGATTGGAAGTACTTCCATTAAACCATGCTGAAACATGCTGGCGTCTTACCCCCAATTTTCTTGCTATAGAACTTTTCTCCCCTAAAGGCAGATGCTTGCTAATTTTCTTGCGGTATTCTACTGGTAAAGACATATTTTTTTATACTTTTGTATTTGATTGTTATTATTCTGGCACAAAAATAGTACACATTTTGAGAAAATACAAACAATATGGGAAAAAATTTAGATAAAAATGTCATTTTGGGAAAAATAAAACAATTCTATGGCTTTAAGACAAACAAAGAATTAGCTTCTTTTCTTGGTGTTGCAAACAACACAATCACAAATTGGATGCGACGTAATACTATTGATTATGATCTAATATTCACAAAATGTACAGATATTGATATAAATTGGCTACTCTCTAATGAGAAAGATCCTCAACATGCAAAAATAGAGATTTTCGATGTCGAATTTTCAGAAAGGACTATAGAGGAAATTATAAATACCTATGTCTCAAAAGACGCTTTACATAATCTATTTACCTACCTAATAGCCCATTTTAATAAAGAAGAGGAGTATGCTAAAAATTCACAAGTCTATTTTAAATTAAACTATATTGTAACAGTCCTTTCACAATATATTCCTGAAAACCAATTTAAAGATACGTATGAAATGTATAAAAACCTTAATTCCAAAAAATTTTTATATGAAAAGTTTGAAGATCAACTTAAGCAAATGACTTTCATTGCAGATAAACTTTCAATATTTTGTAACGAGATAGATGAAATGTTTGCCTTTACAAAGATTATTGCCAAAGAAATAAATTTAGATCACAATGTTTAATCTTTTAACCTCCAAAATGTAACATTTTAAGTCTCAATGTAACATTTTGAGGGGTTAAAATGTTACATTTTCCCCGTTTATGTCACATAAATGTAACACAAATGTTATATTATTTTTTTTGCCGTTTCAAAGTAACTCGAGATTTTTTCAAATAGATAAACTTTTAAAATGTTGATATATAGTATTTTATAAGTTTAATCGCTTTCAGTTTATCGTAATTATTTTTTGCCGTTTCAAAATACCCCCCATAGTATAAATGCTGTTTACAATATTTCAAACATTAAAAACCATCGTTTTTTGCCACTTGCATGAAGTGCAAACTACAAAAGACGCGGTTTTTTGTTACTCAACTTAAGGGAGAACTGTTAAAAAGGTGCTTTTTTGTTACTCAACTTAGAGGAGAACTATAAAAAATAAACTTTTTAACAACTCATCTTATGGGCGAACCGTAAAAAAAGCTATTTTTAAAATCTGAATTGTCTGCAAACTCAAAAAAGTGGTAAGCATAAAGAAGTTTATTATATTTCCATTCTGCACCATCTATAAACAATGTATGTTCAATAAAAAATACGATATGATGATACGAAAGAATTTATTGCTTGCTGTGCTGGCACTCTTGCTTGTACAGCCGTTTTTCGCACAAGATATGCGCGAAATGTACTATACGTCACAGCAAACAGAATTCAAGCTGTATGCTCCCTCGAAAGCAAAACGGGTGTTGGTAAGGATATACGCCGATGCATTAGGCGGAAAGCCCATCCGAACGTTATCAATGAGGCATACAGGTAACAATCAATGGAGGACAAAGGCTGTTGGCAATCTTAAAGGACGGTTTTATACCTTCGATATTCCGGGTTTGAAGTATGGTGAAACACCGGGAATATTTGCCACAGCCGTAGGAGTGAATGGGAAACGTGCCGCCATCATCGACTTACGCGACACTGACCCCGAGGGATGGACAGAAGACCGTAGGCCGCCTTTAGCTTCGCCTGCCGACCTTGTGCTTTACGAGCTGCATCATCGCGACTTTTCTATTCATCCATCGTCAGGTATCAGTAACAAAGGCAAGTTTCTCGCCCTTACCGACCCCAAGTCGATAGCGCATCTGAAAGCTTTGGGCGTAAATGCGGTGCATTTGCTACCTTCGTTTGATTATGCATCGGTAGACGAAACTCAATTAAACAAGGCGCAATACAACTGGGGCTACGATCCACTGAACTACAACGTACCCGAAGGTTCGTACAGCACCAATCCTTATCGTCCCGACGTACGCATACGCG